GTGTCAAATTCTCCTGCATCCATTAAATAAAGGTTTTTTTATAGCCAGATAAAATGTGTCTAGCGGTTAATGGAATATCAGTTACGATTGTACCAGTTTTAAAGTCAGCTCGATTGTCATACATAGTTGAAACCAATTGCAAAAGCGCCTGCTTTAAAAGTCCATCAGATTGCCCTGCTGTAACGTAAGTGATTTTGACCTCTTTGGCTGGTAGCTCGTTAAGCTCAATGAACTCATTGTCGATGCCATAAGATTTGTAAGTTGCAGCAGTACCATTAACAGTAATTGATGAAATAGATGCTACAGGCGAAAAAGGCATTTCAAACCTTTCCAAAACTTGGCTAATGTAAAGCGTTCTATTCTTTGCAACAATGTCGCTTGAAATAAAATTCTCGGCAAATATTCTTGCCTCTTTTATCATTTCAGCAATAAGAGAATCATCAGCGCTTGTGTCAATTCTTACAAAGTTTTTGACGTCCGCTGTAGTGATTATTTCACTGCCTGTTGTACTATTTATTTTTATTTGATACATTTTTGGTCGCTCTTTTTCTTGGTGCTTTAGCCTCTTTGGTTTCTTTTACTGCTTTCTCTTCTTTGTATTCGATAGCAATTCCCCGATTCAAATAGTGCTGAGTTGTCTTTTGATTGAGTTCTACAATGTCCCCCTCACGCCTCCATCCATTTTGCGTGTAAACCTCTTTGATGATTTTAATTTTCATGAATATCTATTTAATACAAAGGTAAAAAAAAAGAGCCACATTAATTTGCAGCCCTTTTACTCAACTAAACATTAATAATAAAAAACAATTATTCAAACAGTTCAAAGTTATTAAAATAAATTTTGTTTTTGCCTTTTGTTGATAACCTTATTGATTGCATGTTTCCTGTATTTGGAAACACAAAAAAACCATCAAAGTGAATTGAGTACACCGCAAAGAAATCAACCTTGTTTTTTGTATATAAACTCTTGGAGTTGTTAAGGGGTATATTGACCGAATTTCTGCCTCCTAATGGCTTTTTAGCAGTCGCCTTGACTTGTACCTTGTAAAGATTGTCATTGTGGTCAACAACGCAATCATAAACGCTTGAATCAAGTATTGGCATTGAAACAACAAACCCCCTCTTTGTACATTCTGCGCAAAAAAGATACTCAGCAAAACACCCAAGATGGTTTGTGTCCATAAAATAAAGGTACAAAAAAACCCCTCAATCGAAATTAAGGGGTCTTAAACAAAACAAACAAATCAACATCTTTCATGAATATTCTCATACCAAGATGCGCTTTTACATTTAGCCGAACAGAACTGTCTGCTTACCTCCATTTGTGAGCCACAATATTCACAAACAAGCTCTGCTTCGTCAATATGGTCATAACAGAATGACCTTGTGGGTTGTACAATTTGATACATTAGTTCAATCGTTTGAATTTCTTCTTTTGTTTTTTTTGCCATGATTAGTGATTTTTATTACTGTAAATTATTAGTGAAATTAAAAGCATTGCAATGGCGTCATAATGAGCATTGAAAACCGCAACAAGTCGAAATGACCAAGCTGCAAAACCAATGACCAAAAACAGCCACACTAGCTTTTTTGTGTTATTCATTTTTAAGGGCGTTTAATATTAAATCAGACAATGCGTCTATTTCTGTGATTCCGTAAATAACGAAAGTGTAAGCGGCTAAATTTATTGCCACCACAATCAGCGCCTCTTTGATTAGTTGTTTCATGTTTTGAATGTTTTGTTTTGGTGTGATTCTTTTTACTTTGTAGTGTTCCATATAGTCATTTAAAAAGGGGCATTGCTGCCCCCGTTTGTTTTATTTTAACTAAATCTTGCTTTAATGTGTTTATCAATATTGTCAATAATGGATAAACATATAATTATTTGTTTGTCCCAAAAATGATAATCATCAACACTTCTTGATTCTTCCATCTTTTTTACTGCCCATTGATGGGCTGATTTTGCGGTAAATCGCATATTTAACAATTCCTCCTTTGATTTTCCCGTGCTTGAATTTGGGGTTGCATTAATTAAAATTTCTTTTTTTCCGATTAAAAGTTTAGTTTGATACATAATTGTTTGTTTTATTGTTATGGTGTAAATGTATATAAAATATTTTATATAGAAAAAATTTTTTACATTTATTTTTTAGGCATAAAAAAAAGGGCAACCGATTGGCTACCCCTTTTCATTTTGGTCTGCTATGATTATGCAGTTTCTAAAGCTGTTTTAGCAGTAGAGAAAGTTCCTTGTACAATTCCGTTTGGAGTGTAGGTACTTAAACCTACTCTTTCCACAGCTCTACAAGTCACAAATCCGTCACGGAAATTTGTGGAATCTTCGCGAGAAAATTCAACTGAAAGCCCTTCACGCACCCATAATTGTGTGCTAGTAGCTAATGCACCTACTAAGAATTTCCCAGCAGTAACAGCAGTGTTAACAGTTACAGGCACGCCCATAATTGTTGGCTGAATACCAGTGAAAATTTGCTGACGTAAGTACTCATTTGCAGTTGATTTCAATAAGATGATTTTATGGAAATCAGTTGGATTCAATAAGATTGTATCAGCTTGATAGTTTGAAAGCGCCAATTGGTTTAAGGCAGCAATCAATACATCAAATTCGTTAGCTGATTCAACTGACTGATAAAATGCACCACCAGAACCAGTAACAAATGCAGCTCCATCAGTGAATAATCCATCAAGGTTTGGTGATGAACCATCGCCATTTAAGATTTCATTATCCTCAATAGAAAGGATTTTCTCGGGTACACGAGCGCTTAAGTAAGAAGTAAGTTGAGGTGTATCATTCAACATTTCTTCAGTGATACGCAAGTAAGTACCGATTTTCTCCATGTTCACTGAAGTTGCAGTGATGTCAAAATCAGTTTGTGCAAGTGCAGCACCTTCAGCTTTAGCAGCTCCACCATCAGAATATCCAGATTCTTTTGGGAAACGTACAACTTGGCTGTCAGTGTTTCCTACAGGAATCAAAGAGCGAATGTGTACAGAACGACTTGGGTCATATTTGAAGTCCTCAATACGTTGTACTCCTGCAACATCACCAGTGAAGTCAGCTGCAATTGTCATGTCAGCTTTGATTTCGAACTTGGCAGCATTTGAGTTTCCTTTTGTCATTGCTTCGACTGCACCTTCTTTTAAAGCGGCATCCATTGCATTGCGGAACGACTTTGTTGTTGCCCCTGTCAAGGTCTTTTTTGCCTCCATTTCGTTTGAATCAAGGCGCTCATTTAGCTCGTTGTACTTAGTAGCTAAGTTAGAAATTTCGCTTTTTAGTGTAGATTCAACTTCACCTTTTGCGTTTTCTTGTGCGGCATTAAATGCCTTTTCAATCTTTGAATCAACTAAGTTCCCAATCTGGTCAAGTTGATTTTTTACATTTTCGTCCATTTCTTTTATTTTAAACGATTATACAAATAGTTATAAATTTCACTTGAATCAAATTCGGCTTTTACTTCAATCGGCTCAGTGACTTCAACTTCAGTCGGCTGGGTGAGTGCTTTATCGAAAAGCGATTTCAATTTCAATATTTCGGCTTCCAAGGCATAGCCAAGGTCGTCACTTATGTCGCCTTTACGAATCAACTTCGCTAGGCGGTCATATCTTTTAAATACTTTTTCTTTGTCAAAGTTCCCCTTAACATCAAGAATCATTGCTTGGTCATTAGCTGCAAGTGTTACTGCTGAAACCTCAAACAATTTCACCTCGTTAATGTGGCGGTGACCATCGACCATTTCTTTGCGAACTGGTAAGATTCCAACGCTGTTTTCTGTAATCACTCCAGCTTTCATGAGTTCAATCACGTCCATACCAAGGCGTGTTTTTGGAATATGCGCCTCAAATACAAGACCTTTGTCATCCTCATACAATCCCATCATTTTACCAAGGGGTTTGTCCATATCATGCTGATAAAGATATTTTACACGCTCGCCATTCTCACTGATTGTTTTAGAATAAGCGCCATTGTTTATAATATCACCATCAGAATCAACGTTACCAAAATAAGAACCATAGCCCTTAACAATTCCAGCTTTTTCATCTGCGTCTATTAACTCGCCCACTGGGCTTGATTTGTAAATTATTGTGTTCATATTGCAAAGGTATTAAATTATTTTTAGAGGTCATGAGGTTCCCCTTCTTCAAAAACTATGTTGTTTTTTTGTTCGGGCAAAGGTTTATCATGTTTATTGTTTTCAATTATTTCTTTCGGTATTTTTTTAAATGCTTTGCAACCAGAATCAAATTCATTCCAATTTTTACATTTAAAACATATCCAATCTTCATTCGGACTCATCTTTTGTAGTATTTTAAAGTTAGTTCACCTATTAATCTTGCAAATTTTGATGGGCTTGATGACAATTCAAATTCTGTAAAACCTTCTGCAAAAAACTCATCTAATTCACTTGATGCGTATCTACCAAGAAAAACTTCATTGTATTTCTTAATGTCGCCTTTAATTTTATAGTCTTTTATTTCAGATAAATAATTATTATAAAGCTCTTGCATTTTTTTAAAAAACTCTGGATTACCAGAGGCGTCTGATATATCTATAAAGTGAGCTGTTTCATGTGTTACTGTAGATAAATGTATATTATCTAAATCAACTTTACTTTTCCCTCTAATTTCAAAACCATCAGAATCTAATTTAGAAGTTCTACTTTTTATAATACTTTCTTTATAATATGGGTGCATTTTTTCAAATGTTTCACCGAAATCTACAGCAGTCACTTTCCCTTTTCTGTTTACTGGTAATCTATTGCTGTCAACATAATATTCAACTTTACCATAGGCGCCTCTTGTACCTGTTAGTCTAAAACTTATTTCACTGCCTTCCCTCAAGGGATTTGTTTTATACTTATTCATCAACCTTTTAAATTCTTTCATTTTATCATTGAAATCATTTAAGGTGTTTGTTTTTTTGACAGTAGTTCTTTTAATAGAAACACCTACCTCACCAAACAAATCTTTAAACATCTGTTTCGCCTCCTTTATACTACTAGCTTCAGCGGCTATGGTTATTGCTTCCGCAACAACTGGCGCAACTGTTCTACTTGTTAAGCCAAATGAACTAGGGTCAAAGGCTTGTTGTGCAATATCAAATTCAAGTGAATCTATTTCACTAATTGCCTCAGCATCTTCTTTGGGAAATGGCGCAATAGAACACCTGCAATTGATTACATTTCTAGCACTTCCTGCTGGGTCGCCTGCTCGGTCTAATAACTCACCGCCCACACTAAACTTTTCGTTAAATGCGACCACTTGACCATTAGCCTCACCATGCCAACTTCTTACACGCTCATCAAGTGCAGCAATCCATTCTTTTTCTAATGAATCAGCGCCAAACATATCAAGGGCGCTTC